AAGTGTCATTATTGGATAAATGTCTAGCGTTATTTCAAGTTATAATAGATTATATTTTTGAAGGTACTGGATTTTTTGTAAATTGGTACAAACATTCTCATGCTGAGATTACGCAATTGGTATCTGATTTCAATAGCGATAATAGTGAAGGAAAATTTGATAGTGATAAAATTCAAATAGGCGATAATAAGAAAAGATTGGATAAGTATTATAAGGCAGCTCTTAGAATTATAAAATATGCACCAGCAATACCAAAGTTTCCAACTTTATATATAAGAACGGCAGAAGCAATAATTAAAGTTTATAAAGGAGTTAAGATACCTGCTGAAGCATCAAGATGTGTGCCAACTGCCGCCGCATTTGTCGGAGCTTCAGGAGTTGGTAAAAGTTTGTTAGTAGGAACTGTGTTACCTATCATATTACTTTTAAAGACAGGATTGTGCGAGACTGCAAGTCAAGCGCAATTTAGCACTTGGGCAAGACCTACAGGACAAAGTGTCCATTTTTTCGATGGTTATACAGGACAAAATATAGTGTACGTTGATGATTTTTTGAAGGATACGGATGCTAAGGATGCATCGGATATGATAAATTTAATTTCGTGTACTCAAACTCCCTTAGAAATGGCAAAATTAGAAGAGAAAGGGAGATTATTCTCTTCCAAATTCGTATTGGCAACGACCAATAGTTCAAACTTTTCAAATGTGCATGGGTTACAGAGCCCAGAAGCATTATGTACTCGATTTGTCAACTCTTGGGCAATTGCTCCAAGGAGCCATACGACTGGCTCTAGAGCTGCTTCATGGCTTGCTAATAATATAGAAGGGAAAAATGTTGAACAATTGATTGATATGATAGATCAAGAATGGACATTTAACTATAATAATGTTGTTGGCGGATATAAATCTCAAGATAGGGTAACATTTCGTAGTATTGTTGATCTTCTTGTAGATGATTATCGTAATAAACAAACTATACATACAAAATTGACAAAAGCGTTATCTACTATTACTTTGCAAAGTGGAGAACAGTTTTATGAAACTGTAGATTTTAGTAGAGAAGATGCACTTGAAGAATGTGTGGGAGACATTCGAAAGAGTATAATTGATGGTAGTTTT